TATTGGTATTTTACCTCTATTAGGATCACCATCTTGAGTTAATGATCTACCTACAACACTACCAGTTTGAAAATACATATTTAGTGCTTCGGCAGGATTATAATTTGTTCCATTACCTAAATCTACTTCAGACAATCCATCAGCATCAACATATACACCATCAGGAACTATTCTAGCAAGTACTTGTTGTAACTTCAAATGAGTTAATTGAATCATATCTGCAAAACCTATAGTTTTACTTACAATAGATTCTATTCTACCTTGATACATTCTAGGTGCTGATAGTATATAATTCATATTAACTTTAGTAGTATCAGCTATAGGTCTTGTCATGTTTTCAGCTAACCTCCAATCAAGCATTGTATCTCCTAAACCTAAAACTTTAGCCCCAGTATATAAAACTTCAATTGCTCTTGACGCTCTTTTAAAATTATCACTTTCTGGTGGTTTCCAAAAGTCTGGCTTTTCTAATGTTTTTTCTAAACCTTGTTCAGTTTGTTTTATTTTAAATACCTGATCGTGATATGTTTTATATTCAAAAAATAATACTTGAACCATATCTTGTTGGTTTTGACCCCAATAACTATTGTTAAAAGAGTTTCTACCTGGATATTTTTGTATTTGTTCTAAATCTGCGTTTGTTAAATTAGGAAATTGTTTTTTTACTTCAGATAATGATAAGTTTTTTACTTCTCCTACATAATATAAATCTTCAAAGTTAGGATCTTCAGTGTAAGACCAAACCATATTAGCTGGATTTACATACTCTGTAGTTATTCCTTCGGATAAATTAAAGTTAGTTTTACAAGCACCTATACCTAAAACTGTTAAATCATAAGCTATTTGTTTTTTAATTTGATCAAACTTATTATAACTCAACACTTTATCTATAATTTCTTCTTCAGCAATTTCAATACTTTGTTTATAAGATAATTGCATATATAAATCTAACTCTTCTGGATCATCTGGTAAAGCTTGAGGGTTAGTAGATGCATAATAATTTCTACCAGTTTGCTGAGTTAAATTAGCTATACTTTGTTTTTGTGTTATATCTCTTAACGCTGCTTCAGCATAGTTTGTTCTTGTTTTTATACCATAAGGATCAACAGCAAAAGATTTTATTTCATAACCTCTTTCTGTCATACCATTAACTACTATATCTACAAATTTAGATAAAACCGGTATTGGCTTCCAATCTAAATTAAGATAAGATAAATCACCATTTATAGCTAATTCATCTTTATATTTTTGAACTGGTTGTTCACCTCTTGCATATAATCTTAGTCTGTTAAAGTTTTGAAAATTATCAATAAATCTATTTTGTCCACTGTTATTTCTAAACCATTCATGCTCAATAGCTTGAGCTACTTTTAAACCATATTCAAAAGAATTTTTCTCTTCTTCAGGTACAACCTGATCTGGAAAACTACTGTTATAGTTAATGTTAATCATTTATTTTGATTATTTTTGAATTTACTCCTTTATTGTTATATTTCTTAAAACCTAAAGGTATTTTAGATATAGTTCTTTTCATACTTGGAGAATATCTATTTTTATTACAAGCCATTATTGCAAGTCCTGAACTAATAGATGCATCATGTAGTGTTCTATTATTTATATTAAAACGAGCCCAGTCTTCTAATGTTTTTTGAAAATACATATCACCATAACCTTCATGTGTTATACCAATAAAATTTTCTATATAATCTTCAATAGCTGCCGCGTGAGCTTGTTTAATATCCTCACTACTATTTGGTATACCACCTATTTCTCTTTCAGTTACAGATAATTTGTTGTAAAGTTTATCTGGCCTATTTATAGAATATCCCCTGTATCCTCTTCTTTTTAAGTAATATAATAATCTAGGTTTATTATTTTCAGCAAGTATTGGCATACCGTAAAAAACTAATGCCATTAAAACGTCTTCAAAAAATATTTCAGCTGTTTGTGGTCTTGCTATGTATTCTAAAAAAAACGTATTAGGAGGAACATCCTCCATTGAAAATTTAGTTAAACCGTGTAAAGCTCCTTTAGAACCTCTACCATCTACTGTTCCAGAAATATCATAACTATCACAACCAAATGCACCACAATGATCATTTCCAGGGTATCTTATACCATTTTTTAATAAATATTTATTTTGTAATTGAGCTGATGGCACCCAAGAAACAAGAAATCTTCCATTTTTATTAGGAAAAAATATAACTCTTGTATCTTTAATACCGTTTTCCCATTGAAAACTACCTTGTGTTACTACGTTTGTATTTCTTAAATCTTCATTATAATCTATTTGTTCGTAAATCTTAGTTAGATTAAATAAAGATTGTTTTGCTTCATCTCTAAAAGCATGTTTCTCTGTTCGTGGAAACTGACGATAAAATTCATTTAAACTATCTTGATCATCTTTTAAACCTTCTACTTCATTTTCCCAGTGTGAGATAACTCCGATTTGTATCTTTCCTCCATCAATCCCTTGAACCGGTCTTTTCGGAGTGTCGAATACAGGAAATCCATGAGTATCAATGTATCCTTCGTAGTTCCATTCCATAGGTATGAACAAACTATATAATCCTGAATTAGTCTGTCCATTTCTGTTTCTTTTTGTAACATCTGATGCGTCATATAATTTTTTAAAATTATTACCTCCTTTATCTAAAGCGTTTGATGTTGATCCCATCATACACCTACCTATTACTCTACTACCTAACCTTAACGTTGTTTTCGTGACACGCCAGTTGTTGAGGATATTGTCCGGACGCTCCCATTTCCCTGATTCGTCGTGGGCAAGGAGCTTAAGTTTCTCCCCATCGTACGAGTTGTCCCCCGTGTTTTTCCAGTCGATCGTGGTGTCAAGCCCGACAAGGTCCTCGGGACGTTGATTCTGATCAATTTTACGCCTGGTAAGCTTCGAGGCAGGGACTCTATAAGCGAGTTCGGTCTTGGGTCTGTCCATACCGTCCTGGATGGGTTTGAAAAAGAACGGGTAGTTAACCGAGATGGGTACAACCTTATCGGTAAACATCTTCTTTGCATCAGCTCCAGTCTTCGATAATATGCCATATCTGGAATCCGAAGAGATGGTTGCTTGGTGTACAAGTTCTGAAGATGCCATGAATGAAAATCCAGAACGTCTGTTCTTAAGGTAACACAATCCGTAACATCTGGTGTCCAATTTACATGCCTCCCAGAATATGAAAAAGATCCTGTTGGATTCACGAAAGTCCGGCCTGCCCACGTCAATTTTAGTCCACTGCAAGTACATGTAATGAGAACCAGTAATATAACTAGGAACGCCTTTGTTATAAAACCAGAAACCACTTTCACGCCTTTTAAACTCTTCATCAATATAATCATACCACTTTTCTTTAAAATTAGCAGGATAATTATTCCAGTCAAAAACAGTTTTAATTCTTTCTAACTCTTTTGGATATTCATCAACCTCCCAATATTGCTCTTCTTTTTTTCCAGATCTTTTATATACGTTTTCTTCTAATGGAAGCGCAACTTTAAGACCTTGTATTTCATATATCTCACCAATTTTACCAGTTTTACTAATAATAATAACATCATGCTCTTCATTATAACCTGCCTCCCATTTTTTATATCTATTATTTCTTTTTAATATTTTAGGTTTTATGTGATTATGTATTACTTTATAAAGATTTTGTACGTACATTATTTAGATCTCCCTTCTGCGAAACCTTTAAAGCTTGCGCCTTTATCTTTTTTTGAACTTTCTTTTAACATACTTTCTTCTTCTTCTATACGTGTTAGTATTTCAAAAGCATCGAAGATAGCTAGTTTTTTAGTCGCGGCTGCATTTTTTAATCTATCAGCCGATATATCATCATCAGAATCTACTATAGCTTCTTTGGCTACTTTAATTAATTCTTCAACTGCTTTTTGCCCAGCTTGGATTATATTCAGTTTTGTTTCTTTCGTGTTCATATTTAATTACAATATCATTAGATTCCATACAATATAAAAGTTCACCATCTATAATAAACTGAAACTCTCTGTTAGGTTTAAACCCTACAACGTCCCCTGGGATTATTTCTAGCGCCTCTAAGGAGCTATTGTCATATTTTACTATACCAGTATTCTTTTTTAGTTTAGACTTCTTAAAAGGAGTTTTTTCTAAAATAGGTTTTATGAAGCAATAGTCATTTGTAGTGTGCCATTTACCATTACTATTATAAAGATAAACTTGACTTACTTCAGTAAAGTACATATTATTTTTAAAGAACTTAGAACCATTAACAGATTTACCTTTTAAATTATAGTATCTTCTAAATAAATTATGATGAACTATAACTTTATCACCTTTTTTAATAGGTGTATTTAAAGCTTTAGGTACTTCTATTACTTTAGCTGTTCTATTAATAAATTTATGATCTGAAATGCTAGAATTAATTATTAATTCTTTTTTATCAACTTTTATTTTATTATTATAACGTTCACCTATAGGTTCTATAATAAATTGATAAAGACTTTGCATTAGTATTCCAAATCATATTCAACCGATATAGCCATATTAGAATTAAACTTTTTCCAAGGCAATACCTCGTTTTCTTTTTTTATGAATATATTGTAAGAAAACTCTTCTTCATCAAATAATATATGAGATATAATATGACCGCCATACACTTGCTGACCAACCGCGTAGTGCATGGCATCATTTTTGTAATCAGCACCTATACTGATTTTTCTTATAACGTTACTCACTTTTTTCTTCTATTGGAGTACACGTACCGTCTTCAAGACTAATATTTACTGCACCATATTCTTTTTCTAACTTTGCTTTAAAGTCTTCTATATCTTGAACAACACCAGCATATTTATGATTTAAACCATGTTTTTGTGCATCAAGAAAACCTATATCTTTTAATAATTGAGCTAAATCTTCTTGTTGTTTTTTAATAGTTTTTAATTCTTCGGGTGTAATTTGTACTTTAGCCTCTTCGACTTTTGATTCTACTTTTTTCATTTAATTTAATTTAATTAATTTAATTTACTCTAATATAAAGCTAGTATTTCACTAGCTGTAGTAGCAGTGTTTCCTACTAGAATTTTTCTAGCTAATAAAGGAAGTACTGTACCTGCTGGTATACTTTTTATAGTAATTGTTTGGTTTGGTTGTGCCCCAGCTAACTCTACCATAATATCTCCAGTGCCGCCTACATATAATCCAAAAGAACCACCTATTTGTTGATCAGCTTCATAAACTTCATTTGTAGATGTACTATATCCACTTGTCGGTTTTTGAAGATCACCAGCCGCTAAGGCTATGCTTAAACTTCCAGTTATATTTGTTTGACCAAAAGCTGCATTTAATGAATCAGCATTAAATACTATAGTTTGCGTTGCTGCACCTAGATTAGGTCCTGCTCCAGGATTTACTGGCGCAGTTGAAGCTCCATCAGCTCTTGTAACTACAACTCTTACGTTTGTAATTGCTCCAGCTGCATCAGTTTCTATTTCATAGTAAGCTCCAGTTCTGGTCATTTGAGGTGCTGTATCTTTTAAAAGAGGTGCTCCACCTGTACCTTTAGTACTAGGTATTGCAGATCCTAAAAAAGTACCACCTGACGCATAAGCAATTACTTTTTGTGCTGTAGCTGCTATATTTGCTGTGGTATCTGTAAATTGACCAGATGGTATACCAGCAGCACTAGCTCCAGGAGCTCGTAAAGTAGCAGATGATTCTATGTCTACCGCACTAGTGAAAACATCACTTAAATTTTGTTGATACATATTTTTTTATTTTACTTTGTCTTTAATTTTTTCAAATGTTCTTAAACCACCTAATCCTAACATACCCAACAATACGGTCATTAAATGATCCATTTGTAAAGCAGGTGGAGCTTCGGTAGTTTGTGTTATCCAGATAAATAAATCTCTAATAACGAAATTATATGCTAATGCTACTCCACATATCCAACCAATAAATGGTCTCCACCCAGCAACGAATAATGTACGATGCTGAGCTTCAACTGCATTGATTTTTGTTTGTAATTCTATTAATTTTTCAGGATCTAACTCCTTACCTTTTATTGCTTCTCTTATATCCCAAGCCAAGTTTCCAGCAACGGTTTTATTTCCATTACCTTTACCTAAAAGACCTAGTAATAATTTAAACATTTAATACTTTTTTTTCTTTTTATACATCCCTGGACCTCCTGATTCATAATCTTTTTTAGTAGCTGATTGATCTCCTTTTGAAGAACCATCTTTACCTTTATAACCTTTATCAGTTCCTCCTTTATCCATAGAGTAATCTTTTCTTGTTTTAGATTGATCTCCTTTCATAGCACCATATTTTTTAGGTCCATCGTGTGGATGCGCATGTGATCCTTTATCAGTATCATAGTTTTTAGGCCCATCTCTGTGCATATCATGCTCAATTGGCATATCTTTAATAAATCTATTATTTGCTAACGAGTGTTTACTCATAAAACTTCCCATAATTTCTTTTTTTAATTGTTATGCGTTATATGCTTCTTTTTCCCAAGGTAAATTTTTATTTCCTTCGTCAAAAGCTTTAGGACCTTTACGTGGATATACTTTTCCTTTCCAAGTAACACTGTCTTCATCATATTGAAGATCACCTCTTTTCATTTGGTCAAGATGAACCTTTTCATGATCAATAACGTCTTGTTGTTCTTCTTTGTTTGTTATATTTTTGTTTATTAAAATACTACCGTTTTGATCAGCAATACCCATAACGCCGTCTTCTAAGTCCATACTATAAACAGGAGTGTTGTCTACGTTAAAGGGAAAACCTTTCATTTTAAAAGCCATACTAATTTTTATAAGGGAATATTTTATTTAATGTTTTTTTTCTTTGCTCACAACCACAGGGAATATTAAGACCATTGGAGACTGAATCAACAATAGTCTTAATACCTGTTTTTGTAGTAAATTTCTCAATAGAATCTCCTAATCCTTTTGATTTCATTAACTACTTGTTATGCCCAAGCAATATCACTCCAATACATTTGAAGTGGAGTTGCAGCTTGATCTTTACCTAATTGCGCACTAGCTTTTATACCACCTGGATTAGCAGTCATAGCTGATTTTACAGCATCACCTAAAGGTGCGCCTGTACTATTTGTTGGGTTTGCTTGTGCAGAACTAGATGTACTTGCTGTTAATGTGATAGTATCTTTTCCACTAGGTAAAGCATTTAAAACTACCTCTAAAGTTTGAGCAGCTGTTTGTTTGATTTCAGTAATAAGACTTGCGTTAATTAAATGTTTTGTATTTAAATAACTAGAAGCATTACCTACTACGTTAAATTCTATAAATTTTGCCATTTTTTGTTTGTGTTTGTGTTTGTGTTTGTGTTTGTGTTTTGGCTAGGTTTGTACAGTCCTAATCTGTTTTGATTATTAAAATCCATCAATAAATCTATTCTTTCTATCTTTCATTGTGTTAGGATTATACTCTTCATTTTTACCTAAAATGCTTTTAGCAAAATTTCTTGCATTTGCTTTATTTTTTGTTTCACCTTGACTCCTTTGATCTTTAATATATGCTTGTTTAGCCTTATCACCAGTTCCACCATACATTCCACTTGTTCTAATATTATCATAATCTTTTTCCCAAGCTGTATCATAACTAGACAATTTACCGCCACCCCCAACGTTTGTTGGTGTTTTAACAGATACTTCAACAGTTGTTTTTGAATCTTTAACAAAAGAAGTATCTACAGGTGGTATATTAAATTTAGTTAGAGATATTGGATCAATTTCCATTCCTTTTGTTTTATAAGTTTGAGTTTTATTATCTTCTTTTTCTTTTGCTTTTTTTACTGCATCTTTCTTCTTTTTTTCATCTGCTAAAGTCTTAACGGTATTAGATGCATTTTTAGCCATATCTGATAATGCTTTATCTCTTTGTCTTATAGCACTTACATCTCCATAAGCACCACCATCAAAATTAGTGTATGCTCCTGTTGACACAGGATCTTTTAAACTCATACCACCAAATCTACTAGAATAAGTAAGATGTGCCGGAGAATCTCCTTTATAATCAGAGTCAGCATGGTGCAATTGTGTTTTAGTATCATGTATCAATTCTCTTTCGTGAATCATATCTTGCTTATAGCCGCTTTTACCGGTATGCTTATATTTTTCATCCTCATGATGTATTTGAGTTTTTGCATCATAGATTAATTCTCTATCATGTATCATTTCTTCTTTGCGAGAATGTCTTGCATTACCTGTATAATGCCCGTAGTGTCCTTTTTTCATTTTTATTATTTATTAACATTTCCATCTGCGTCTTGCAGCTTTACCTCTTTCACCAGTCCAACCCTTTGATCTAGCACAAAATGATTTACGGCGTTTAGCGTCTTTACTACCCGGTTTAACATCACCTGTTACAGCTGTTTTTAATTTACTACCTGGGTTTTTTCTTTTATATTCAGCAACTCCTTTTTTTGTCATACCCGCTCCTTCTTCAGTTGTTCTGAAGTTTCTTCCTTTACCCTTAGTTGTTTTTCTAGGTTCATTTTTTTTTAAAAACGGTGAATTACTTTGTATATAAGCCATAAATTAATTATTACTTCTTTTCTTTAAGTTTTACCCACTTAGATATTGTATATCCAATAGTTACAAGTAATAGTATAATTTTTAATGATACTTCTAAATGAGTCATAGAAATAGCAAGAGCTATCCCGTTTATTGCGAGCAATTTTATATCTGATATTGACATTTTAACCTTTTCTTCCTTTAACTATTGATGTAATAGGATATTTAACTTGATATGCTACAGGCTCACAAGGAAATTTAGATACTTGCATACCTGTTATACCTGAGCTAGAGCCTACTTGATGCATTCTACCTTGTTGATTTAATGGGCCATCCCATATATGAGATTCACCTACTATACCAACCTTTTTTTCTTTACTTGCTTTATTATATGCTTTATCTTCGTGCATGATTATTTATTTTTTTAATTCAGGATATTTACTTAAAACACAAGCTTTTATTTTAGCTGGGTTTTTTGCATTATGTGCTAATTTTAAAGCCGACTTAGCTCTTTCTAGTGTATTAACAGGAAATGTACCTTTAGGTCCACAAAACTGTGATTTTTTTACATTTTTATATTTACCGGCATTTGACATACCTGGTTCTTCCCTTATTTCTGATATTGTTTTTTTATAAAACGGTGAGTTACTTTTCATATTATTATCTTATAGGATCATATAGAGCTCCATCGCCCATATAATTATTATTACAACCAGGTTGTGAATTTGAACCTGCTTTTAAATCTGTGCCACCCATACTCTCAGGTATGTTAGCATTATCTACGGCTGGACTTGGAGCACCACCACTTTCTACTTGTGTGGTTTGTGTTGTAGGAGTTTCTCCAGGCATTGTAACAGCCCCAGTATCATTAATCCAAGAATCATCTTGCATATCATCCGCTAACTCACTTGTTTGTATTGCATTACCACTTTCATCTAAAAAACCTGTTAAACCAGATTGAGCACCTACCGCCCCAACTCGCTCTCCAGCAGTTGTAGTTGTTATTGGTCCCATAGCTTCGCCTGATTCTATTAATGCATTATTAGCAGGACCATCACCACTTGCAATAACAGCACCCATACCTTCTGTGGATGGTAATATTTCATCTCCAGCAAAAGCGTCAGGCGATAACCCTGTAACTGCATTTACTTGAGAACTATATCCAGCATCACTTGCTGTACCTCTTGTACCACCAGCAGCCATTAATGCTTCATTTGAAGCCCTCATTTGTTCTGATGTTCTTTGTTGAGATAATGTTTCTCCTACAAAAGCATTTGTACCAGTACTAGGTCTTGGTGTATAGGTAGGTACAGCTGGTCCTGATTTTGTTTCAGCAAGTTCTCCAAATTCAACCCCAGGAGCTTGGCTATAAATAACACTCCCATTAGCATCAACAGGCATTTGTGATTTTAATGGACTTTTACTTAAGAAAGGACTTCTACTTTTCATCTTGTTTTGTCATTATTAACGTTTTTAATAGCAGTGATTAATACTCTATCCATATAAGTCTCACCTCGCATTATTTTATTTCTTCTTTTACTTATGGGTACATCTTCATCACCCAGCATAATTCGGTACATTCTTGCTATTAGTTGTTTACACTTGAAAGAAACTTTATAGATATGATACTTTTGTGTAGTTCTGTTTCGTTTCCTCCACACAACTATCCAATCGTTTTTTATCATTTTGTTCCAGCGTCTGTTGTCCCAACTGTAAGCATAAGTACCGATTTTAAAATCTTGCTTAGTAAATAATCCCATGCAATCAAAGTATATTAATAACTCTAAATCTGCATCGTTTAAATTATTATTCCTGCAAGCCCATTTACGAATTAATCTATAATGCTTTAATAAGTTTAATTCTCTTATGTCGCTTGCATCTAATTTTCTCATAGTACAACTACGACATCTTGTAGTTTTATAACAGTAAACTTTTCTTTATTAAATTCAACACCGTGACCAGCATGCTTATCATAATATATAACATCTTCTGGTTTTAAACCTTTTATATCATCACTTATAGAAACTATTGTAGCTTTTTTGTAACGTATATCTTCACGGTCTTTATCAATAATAATTAAACCACCTTTAGTTTTATCTGTAGTAGTTTTTTCTGTTTTTATTATAATATTATTACCTATCGCTCTCATTGATCCTTAAGTTATTAATTACACAATCAGTTGATAGTATTGTTGTAGCTACAGATACAGCATTTTTTAAAGCACTTTTAGTTACTAATAACGGATCAATAATACCAGATTTAATCATGTTAACTTCTTTACCAGTTATAACATTTATCCCGTTTCCTTTTTTATCAGGTATATTAGTTTTTAATCCTGCGTTTTCTAGTATAACTCTAAAAGGTGCTACTATAGCTTTTGTCAAAACTTTTTCAGCTTCGTCTTTTTCTTTTATACTTAATGCTACATTTAATAAAGCAATACCGCCTCCTGGCACTATACCTTCTTTTATAGCAGCTTTTGTAGCACAGATGGCATCTTCTATCCTATCTGCTTTTTCTTTTAATTCTATGTCAGAATTTGCACCTACTTTAACTATAGCAATTTTAGCAGAAAGCCTAGCTAATCTTTTTTCTAGGTTTATAATTTTTGCTGTTATAGTTGAAGTAGATAATTCTTTTTTAATTTGGGTTATAATGCTTAAAATTTCTTCTGAAGGTTCACCCACTTGTATTACAGTATCTTTTTCTGTAGTAGTAGCTTTTAAGCATGAACCCAATAACTCTGGTTGAATTAAATCCATATCATCTCCTAAATCTTCATTTATTACAGTTGCACCTGTTAATAAAGCTAAATCATCTAATGTTTCTCTTTTATTAACACCAAATGTAGGAGCATTAATTACATTTACTTTTATATTACCTTTAGTTTTATTCATAGCAAGTGTTGCAAGAACCGGTGGTTCTACATCAGCTATAATAAGTAAAGGTTTATTATTTTTTATAACATATTCTAATACTGATTGTATTTGTCTTATGTTTTCTACTGGTGATTCAATTAATAGTACAGCTGGATTTTCTAATTCACAACTTTTCTTTTCATGATTAGTAATAAAATGTGGATTACCTAATCCTTTATTATATTGAACACCATCTACTAATTCTACTTCTGTTAATGAATCATCAGAGTATTCCATCATGACTACACCTGTTTGACCAACAGATCTAAACGCGTCACCAATTATTTTTCCAAGTTCTGGATCATTGTTTGTAGATATGGTAGCGATATTATCAATCATACTACCTTTTACAGGTATACTATTTTTTTCTAAATACTTTATTACTTTTTTAGTAGCAATATTTATACCATCTTTTAGTTCTCTTGTACTAGTTTTAGAGTGGTTTACTTTTGCTTCTTCAAGTATAGCATGTGCTAAAATAGTAGCAGTGGTTGTACCATCACCTGCTTCATTTACTGTTTTTCTGGCTGCTTCTTTTAAAAGTGTAGCACCCATGTTTTCTACTGGATCTAATAAAACTATTGAATTTGCAACAGTAACACCATCTTTTGTAATAACGGGTTTACCTTGATCATCTTCAAGTAATACACACTTACCGCTAGCCCCAAGAGTGGAGCTAACAGCTTGTGTAAGTTTATCAATTCCTTTAAACACTTGATTCTGAGCTTCTTGCCCAAAATTAAGATTTTTGACTATTAAGTCTGACATATTAGATTAAATTTAATTAGATTATTTGATTTTATTTAAAGGTTTTAACGACTTTTGGACCATTCAAGAACTCAATTTTTTTACTGTAATGTTCAACAGATGTGTTGATAGCATTTTCAGCTCCTTCAATTGTTTCTCTTCTGGTTACGTCAATCCATTCTTCTTTTTCTGGATCTTGGTATTCAGTTTGATAAAAACCATTTGGTAACTGGGTAATACGCCAATTCTTTTTATTAGCAAGGTGTTTCCATAGTTTTTTGGTTTCTTCTGAAATTTGTGGGCGACTACCCCACGAATGAGTCTGGTAAAATAGTGTCATTGGTTTTGGTTTTAATGTTTGACAATAGGTTTATAATATATTATTACTTGTTTTTTTAGTTTTTTAAGTTATAGTAATATTTTTGTAATTTTATTCTGAAAATGCCATGTACAGGTATGTACCTCCTGAGGCATTCCAAGATGTATCACTATTTCCTAATTGAAAACCTGTGGTTAAAAAATCTACATTTTCTATTGCATTAGTATATTCTGCATTATCTAAATTAGGATATAAAACAGAGTTTCGAGGATTAGTTGTATTTCTTTTATTATCTACAATTCTCCAGTTTGCAGTAGCATCAGTTCGTTTAACCATTAACCAAGCTGGTTTAAACCCTGTTTCAACAATGGGTCCAGTTGTACTTCCATTACCTGTGTAAGAACTTATTTTACTATAACCTGGCACTGAATGCCAACAGTATGTTACAAAATTATTTACTTGTCCCCATCCGGTACTGCTTAACACTGTATCTGTAGCTGCGTAAAATATACTTGTTGATGCGGCGGCAGTAGTATTTAAAAAAAATGTATTCCAATCAGATGGACTGCTACTTCCAGCTGATTGCCCAAAAGTTTTAGGATACATAGTTTCCCATCCATAAACATAATCAGTTGCTTTATGAATCCAAAGTTCTGGAGCTTTAGAAAGACCATGTCCCCATGTATAAGCACCGGCAGGTGAAGCATTTGTAACAATACTAAATCCCGCCGCAACATTTGCACTTACTTGACTTGTAACTGAACCATCATTATTTGTAACAGCAGCACCTCCGGCTTTCCAGTTCCATGAAACATAGTTATCATTAAGGTTATTAATACCATTTCCTCCTCCACTTACACTGAAACCTGTAGAAATTAATCTAGCATCATTTGAACTTGAAAAAGATGATGCTGATGTACTATAAGTTTGCATATAATATCCTGCTGTTTGCCCTATATCATAAACTAAATTCCCAATAACAACACCTCTGTTTTTAATTATGACTAAATCAGGTTGAAAATTTACAGCTATATCTTGAGAGGTTTCATTTCCTTGATATAAAACTGTATTAAAAAAATTAGAACCTTGTCCAGCACTAATTGTGGTATCTAAAGTAAACCAAGTAGATCCATCATAATACTCTACTTTTTTAGTTGTAGTGTTATATCTAAATTCACCATCAACAGCACTACCTGGTCTTGTAGCTGTTGTTCCTTTAGGTAATACCACACCATCTGTATTAACAGTTGCAAGTTGATTATTAGGTAAGTCTATAAGTTCTGGTGTTGTTACTTTTGTTATTGCCATTATTTATATATTAACAAGATGTTTCATTATATAATTCTGTTATTTGTGATGCTGTTAAAACACTAGGAAATATCCTTGCTTGATCTACTGTTCCTGTAAACCAATTTTGAAATTGTGAAGTATTACCTGCGTAATATGCGCCCATAACTAATCCTTTACTAGTAGAATCTGTCCTACTAACCGTTGTAGTATGTGTTGTTTCTAAAACACCATTAACATATAGTTTAATAGTAGAACCTACAGTACTACCACTCATTGTTACAGCACAAAAAACCCACTCACCTGTATCTATAGATGACGTACTACTAATTGCTGGACCTTCAGCTGTTCCATTACCATATCTAACTACTAAAGCCCCACCTAGACCGCCACCATAACAATATGCTTGGAATGATTGCCAATATCCACTAGAACTTAGACCTACACCTATTATACCATCTGCAGAAGTTGTAGTGGTTTTAACCCAAAAAGTAACTGTAGATACTAATAAACTTGGAGTATCAGCGAGTGGTACTTCAATATAATTATTACTTCCATTAAAACTAGCAGCATTACCAAATTTACCAGTAACATAACTAGGATTAGTAAATGTTCCATTTGAGTTTCCGCACGTATCATTTGCATTATCATTTAATTGATATAAAGCAGAAGCTGTAGTTGGATAATTACACGCAGAAGTTGTACAATTATTAAATACTCTCCAACCTGTGGACATGTAATGTTCCATTGCACTTGCTGAGTTAGCTGATGACTGATCTGTATTAGTTCTTAAATCACCTATCTTAGGTCCAGGAATCGAAGTATCTGTTAAATTAATAGTTCCAGATCCAGCTTTAAACACTAACACTGTGTCCGAGCTTTCAGTAAATTTAGTAGCACCTATATTTTCTGCATAAAGCATTGCTACTTGATCAGCTGTTAATGCAACATCAAAAAACCTTACCTGGTCCATACTTCCTATTAAAGGAAATAATCCGCTAGGATAAGTTGAGGAGTCGGCCCAATTACCTAATGAAATTCTTGGTATCGTAAAACTACTCCATGTTGCGCCTCCTCCTTGTGTCCAACTACCTCCAGCTGTACATAAATCTGTTACATTTTGACCATCAAGATATAAATACATATAAGCATCGTTTGTTCCACCAGCTGAACTATAAGTAGCAACTACATGATGCCAATTACCGTCTTGGACGCTTCTATCTTCTAAACTTAAATATGGAGAAAAACTACCACTACCATTACTTGTTTGAAATCTTAAATATCCATTTGTAGGACTTATAAATATTCCAAACCCTGTGAATGCACCCGCTGCTGCTGAATTATTTAAATATTGTTCTGCTGTACTTGATGTTAAAAACCAAAATGAAGTTGACCAAATTTTTGTAGTTCCACTTCCTAATATCGCTTGATTAATATCAATTCTATCACTTCCACCACCAAACTGAGCTCCATTACCAAATACTCCTGGACTACTATAAGTTATTCCACTATCATTAGTTCCATCATAGTTACCACAAGTATCTGTAGCATCTGAACTAAATTGATATAAAGCTAATCCATTAGAAGTTGTAGGATAATTACAATCTGTAGTTGTACCAGTTGTTATTCCACCCGCTAAAGATCCTGCTATTGTTTCAGTTGCAGTATTAGCATATCTAAGTATTACTACACCTGAACCGCCATTACCTCCCATAGAATCTACAGCACCAAGATGACCACCTCCAGCACCACCACCTGTATTTGGTGTTCCAGAACCTCCTACAACACCATCAGCTTGAGAACCATCTCCTCCTCCGCCTAAACCACCATCACCTTTTAAACCAGTACCATTAAAACTACCACCACCTCCGCCACCTCCAGCAAAGTATAAATTACCTCCATTTTGTTCTCCTACATTTGCATTTGAAGCGTTTGCATTTGTTGTGCTTATTATAGTTGTTGTAGAACCAACACCCCCATCACCAGAAGTACCAGAGCCAGCATTACCACCAACTGATCCAGCACCACCACCACCTCCAGTAACATATGTCTGTAGGGTAGTAGATGAACCTCCGTTATTACCTTGACCAGATACACCACTTCCTCCGGCTATAAGAACAGCTGGATTATCATTACCTCCTCCACCACCAGATCCGCCTGGTTGTCCAGTATTTCTATATCTTCCAGCACCACCACCTTGACCTTGTATAGTATAAAAACCTGAATCTTGGCCATTAGGTTGACTTGATGCACTATATGTAGTTGCAAGTCCACCTTGACCTACAACTATATTAACCGCTGTATTGTTAGGTACAGCTATTGTACCAGTAGATAAACCACCAGCACCACCACCACCAGAACTACCACCACCAGCAGCACCTCCACCACCTACAACAAGGTACTGTACACTTATAGTAGGATCAGCGGGTTGTTGAGCATTAGTACCAACACAACCTTTTAACGCAGTAGTATTACCAGTCTGATTTAAATCGATAAGATCATTAAGTATTGTAGTTGTAGCCATATTTTATTTTATTCTGAAAATGTCATATATATAAAAGTATTACCTAAAAAATTCCAACCATTAGCTGAGTTTGCTATTTGAAAACCAGTGTCTAAAAAATTTATATCTTTAACAGGACTTCCACCAGTGGTTTCAGAAGTGTCTTGATTTGCTCTTAAATAATTTGAATTAGGATTACTGGTGTCTCTTTTATTATCATATATATACCACCCGCCACCTGAAGAACCAGTATCTTTTATCATAAGCCACGCGGGTTTAAATCCTGTATAAACAGTAGGTCCTGTAGAATTTCCATTACCAACATAAAAACCTATTTGACTATAACCGGGAATAGATGTCCAACAATATGCTATCATGCCTCCTGATCTATTATAAGAACCTGAACTTCCTAGTGTCATAATAGTTGAACTTGGTGCAGTGTCTTGAAAAGGAGTTGATGAAGTAGCAGCGCCAGCAGTATCATTGAATACCATAAATTGTGTTGCTCCTATTGGTTCAGCATATACTCCCCAATTATTTACAGCGCCTAGTGCTTTAAAAATAATAAGTTGAGGAATAGCCCCAAGACCATGACCAACGGTGGCATTTGCATCAGTTCCCTCCCATTTTACTATAGAAAATCCAGCTGCAGTATTTGCACTTACTTGACTTGAAATTGAACCCACGTTATTTGTAACAGCAGTACCTCCGCCTTTCCAAAAATAACTAACATAATCATCAGAAGAGTTGTTAATATTATTATTAACTACTGGTGGGGTATCGTATCCTGTAGATGTAAAATCCATAGCTAAATCTCCAGACGGGTGACCACTATAATCATACTCTGCGCCTTGATTATCCGACTGTAAAGACTCTCCACTTCCTCTAACGGTATCATATTGTCCCCATGAAGTAGGATTACCAGAACCTATATTATATCCTTTTATCCATACTGCGTCAGGAGTAAATCCAGCAGCAATTGATTGACTTGTTGATGGTGATGTATTTAATACTACATTAAAATTAGCTGATGGTATTATATTACCCGTATAAGTACTCGCTGTATCATTTATTTCTTGCCAAAGTGATCCATCATAAAATTCCATTTTACCTGTAGTAGTATTTTCCCTCATTAATCCTTCAGTAGGTGAGGTTGGTCT